GGACAGCTCTGTTAATGTGTATGGCTACCGCCTGCTTACATCGGGCTATTTGGCAGATAAGTTTCAGCGGAATCCGATCGGCTACTATATGCACAAGCGAGAAGATGGAGTGTTGCTAAAATGGGAGAACCTCCGCACAGAGGGCGACCGCATCTTGGCAGAACCTGTTGTAAACCTATCGCACCCTAGAGGGGAGCAAACGGTGAACGAGATTGAGAGTGGTTTTTTGAATGCTGCATCAATGGGTAGAATCATCCCGCTAGAATTAAGCGACGACCCCAGTATGCAGTTGGAAGGGCAAGTGCTGCCAACGGTAACGAAGTGGTACAACAAAGAATGCTCTCTCGTGGATATCCCCGGCAATGATAGTGCATTGGCTTGCCTATATGACGAGCAAGGCGAAGAGCTGCACCTTACTGATCTATCAGACAATAAACTTTTGATAAAACAAGCAAACAAACACATGTTAGAACTAAAACTACAAGTGACAGCTGACTTGATAAAGAAGCTGAACTTAACCGACACTGCAGATGCAGCAGCGGTGCTAAAAGGGATTCATGACCTAGCTGATAAAGCAGCAAAATATGATACAGGACTAGCCGATAAAGCGAAATTGGAAGCTGACCTAGAGACCATGCGACAAGCTAGTGTAGCTAAAGAAGTGAAAGACTTGTTGGATGCAGGGCTGAAAGCGGGCAAGCTGACCAATGAGCTGGTAACAGAGTTGGCAGAAAGCCACAAAGAAAACCCTACGGGTCTGAAAAGTTTGATAGACAAGCTCCCGCACTACAAATCGGTAACGGAGCAGTTATCTACAAGTGGAGCCACCAATAAAGAAGGCAAAGCCCTTGCTGACCTAAGCTGGGAAGAGCTAGACAAAGGAGGCTACTTGCCGGCACTGAAATCGCAACACCCTGAAGTGTACATTCAAAAATTTGAAGGTCGCTACGGCAGAAAACCCAATAACTAACTGGCATCAAACAAGTAAAAAAATTTCAATAATCAATACAACTAACAATCAAAACAACATGAAACAATTAAAATCCCTTTTCTTTCTGTGCCTTACTATGGGCTTTCTTTTCTCTGTCGGCGGTACTATAGCCGAGCAGGCACAGCTTTCGCCCATTCTCGGCTTCGTCGGTTCTGCTGCGTTGTTTGCTGCAGCCTTATTGGCGTCCAAACATAGCACCCCATTTACGGGTATCAGCCGCATGGGTGTGGATGTAGAAGTATGGATAGAAGACATCGTCGGCAACTTGTTTAAAAACAATGAATTTGCCCAGCGTGCTGTAAGCCACGACCAATATGTACTTAACGGTAAAGTGGTGCATATCCCCAGAGCCGGGAGCGCCTCTCAAGTGAAAAAGAACCTTACTACATTCCCTCAAACAGCGACTAAACGTACTGATGACGACATTACTTATACGCTAGATAAGATTTATAGCCTTCCGAAACACATTGAGAAATTGGAGCAATACCAACTGTCTTATGACAAGCGCCAAAGCATCTTAGGCGAAGACCAGAGCAATTTGATACAATATGCAATGGATAGCTTGCTGTATCGCTGGGCGCCTGGAGCTTCTGCAGTATTAGAAACCGTAGGCGGCAATACTACTGCATCGGTTAGCGGTGCTACCGGCAACAGGAAGTCTTTTACCAAAGCTTCATTTGGGCCTATCAAGCTGGCATTTGATGCGGCTAATGTGCCTAGCGCAGGACGTGTAGCCTTGCTGAACGCTTACCACTATCAGCAATTGCTAGACAGCTTATCAGACGCTGAGCGTACCGGCTTCCACGCCATGGCAGATATCCCCAATGGTATCATAGGCAGATATCTAGGCTTCGACATCATGATGCGCAGCAGTGTGCTTCGCTATCGTAAGGTATCGACAGTGTGGACAGTGGTAGATGAGCAAGACAATGCTTTTGCTGCTGATGCTGCAGACAGTGGAGCTTCGTTGTTCTGGCAACAAGGGCAGGTATGCCGTGCTCTTGGAGAGGTGAACTTGTACGAGTCTATCAACGACCCTCAGTACTATGGTGACGTGATCTCAATGAACCTATTCCTTGGTGGTCGCAAACTAAGAGACTTAGGCGTGTATGCCGTAGTAGAAGCAGCTGCATAAATTAACGCGGCTGTATAATTGACAACAACAACAACAACAATCCCAAGCCCAGAGGAATGAAGGGAGTACCCTCCGTAAAGGGTCTCCCGGAGTTCCGAAACCTGCCACATGATACAAGAACTATTGTTTCAAATAAATGCGACTGCAGACCCTACCTTTTGGGAGCGTGTAGCCGACCAGGCATTCAGCATCATCCTATTGGTAGCCGTAACGACGATGATTTGGAACAAGTATAGCAAGCTGGAACACCGGCTAACCCGCTATATGGACGAAGACCGCCAGCGAATGCTGGACGTAATAGAACGCAATACCAGAGTGATGGAGAAACTGGAAGACCACTTAGACCGCCGATGAAAGCTTGCTTGTACATATTATCCCTACTGCTGCTGCTGGGGTCTGCCTCTTGCCGATTGGTGAAAAAGGCGAGCTACCACAGCCACGAGCGAACGGATACCACACGAGAGGTAAGCCAGGTGCTACAGGTGCGGGAACGAGAAGTGCGAGACAGCCTAATATCGGTACCGGCACGAGCGGTGCAGGATACGATAGCAGCCGAAGCCGTATCGGTACGGTCTGCCACAACGGGTAGAAAACACCCTGTGTATTATCAAAAGACGGACAAAGGGCTTACTGCCTGGATAGCCGTTGACACGATGGGTACTATAACCTATGGAGCCACCGCCGACAGTTTTGTGCTGATAGTGAAGGGGCTGATACGAGAACGCGACAGCCTGCAAGCCAGTATTTCAAAACAGCAGCTGGCGAAAGTGCAAGTGCGTGATAATACAGAGACAATAGTGGAGCGAAGGACATTTGCCGATTGGCTATTAAAAAACTTTTGGTGGGTAGGAGGAATACTACTGGCGCTTGGCTATTTGATAAAACTAATATTGAAAACGAAACTACCTTTTTGATAAAATATGACACCCTCAGAAAACTGCTATTCGCTAATAAGACATTTTGAAGGATGCCGGCTAAAGGCGTATAAATGCCCTGCGGGGATATGGACGATAGGCTATGGCAATACGCAGTATGAAGATGGGCGGATGGTGAAAGCAGGTGATGAGATAACACAAAGCCGCGCAGCGACACTGCTACAGCTCATCGTTGCCAAGTTTGCTATCAGTACCGACATGATGGTAAAGCAAGAGATTCGGCAGCATGAATTTGATGCCCTTGTTAGCTTCTGCTACAATGTAGGTGTGGGCAATTTGGAAAAGAGTACCCTATTGCGAAAGGTGAACAGACGATCTCCATCGGAGGAAGTGAGGGCAGAGTTTATGAAATGGAATAAAGCTAGAGGTCAGGAGCTGGCAGGGCTTACCCGCCGCAGAGCTTCCGAAGCCTATTTATTTATAAACGGTAAAAACAACTTTTAAAACCGATAACAATGAACGACAACATTAAGGGGTATTTTGAAGCGCACCCACAGATAGATTGCTTCTATTTTACGAGTGATGGGCTAGCCTACTTTAATGCTGCCATCGCCTCGGCACATGCTGCACATCTGGAAGATGATGCGGTATCCTGTGTGACCCGTGCGCAATATGAGGAGGCTATAAATGGCAGTAAGGTAGAAAAAACAACTACTGACGATGCTGCCGCCGCCGATGCCGCCGCCGCTACCACAACAGAGAAAACAGCAACAAAAACCACCAAAAAAAATAACAAGTAATGGCATTACCTAATGTAACAATCAACCTGCAAAACGGCACCCTAGGCGGGCTGCTGCAGACAAGCGACGGCGTATGCGGCCTAGTGCTTACCGGCACTACAGAAGGCTCTGTTACTGCCGGCACTCCCTTTTTGATTCGCAGCTACACGGCTGCTATCAACCTTGGACTTACGGAAACGAATAACGCATTTGCCCTAAAGCAGGTGCGCGAATATTATTCTGAATCTGGAGAAGGTGCGGAGCTGTATCTGATGCTGGTGCCTGATACGATGCTCGCCAGCCAGATGGCTGATGTGAACAATGCCAATGGGGCAAAAAAACTGCTAGACTATGCCGGACGTAAAGTACGCTATATAGGCTTGTTGAGAGACACCTTTGGCAAAACGATAACGGTAACGAATGGCATGGATAATGACCTGCCAGGGGCATCGGTCGCGGCACAATTGCTAGCGACTACCTATGCGGCTAACCCTCATCAATACCCCTTCCGTGTGGTATTGGGCGCTCAAAAATATAGTGGGGATGCTACACAACTGGTGGATGGCAATACACTCTCCCAAAACCGAGTGGCAATAGTAGTGGGCGATACGGTAAATGGTGAAGGAGCTGCTGTAGGCTTATACTTAGGCCGCAGAAGCAAAAGCCCTGTGCAGCGCAAAAGTAGCCGAGTGCGTACCGGAGCGTTGAATGTAACTACCGCCTATATAGGCGCTGTGCTTGCTGAGCAATATACGAATACCGACATTGTACACGACAAACAGTTTATAACGTTTAGAACCTTTCCTAATAAGACAGGCTATTTCTTTACCGGCGACCCTGCACGAACTGCAACCACAGACGACTATGCACTGGTGCCGAGAGGAGCGGTGATCGACAAGGCGCAAATATTGGCGTATGCGACGTATGTAAATGAGGTGGACGAAGAGATACCTATTGGTGTGGATGGTAAGATGGAAGCAGGCTATTGCAAATCGCTGGAGCAAGCCATCATCAACCAAATAAATGGCATTATGACTGCCAATAGAGAGATTAGTGGTGTAGAATGCTATGTAGATCCTAACCAAAATGTGCTGAGCAACAATACCGTAAACATTGTACTCCGCATCACCCCGGTAGGGTATGCTTCTACCATTGTAGTGGCTTTAGGCTTTTATAACCCGGCACTTAATTCATAACCTTTAAAAATAACACGAAATGAACTTTTTTGATACCGCCGAATGCGAATGGGCTGATGTAAAGATGCACTTTGCCGGTGCTAGCCCCAAGAAATTATTGGGCTTTTCTTTCAAAGCATCAAAAGAAAAAGAAGCCATACACGGCGAGGGCGATAAGCCTATTGGCATCCAAAGTGGCAACCGCAGCTATGCGGGTGAGCTGAAGTTTCACAAAGGGGTGCTGGACGACATCAACAAAGCGGCATTACTAGCCGGTGGGAAGGATGCGCTAGATATAGCTGCCGATGTGGTAGTAACCTTTAAAGCCAAAGGAGGCAGACAACTGCAAACCCTTACAGCGGTGAATGTAGAGATTACCGAATATGATTATAACATGCAGCAAGGTGCTAAGAGCATGGAAGTAACCCTTCCAATTGTTTTCCTTGATTTAAAAATCGTTTAAAACACATTTTAACCATGGGCAAAGAAACGTTAATAGGGCAAGCAAGCGAAGAGCAGATAGCGGCGTGGAAGAAACAGTACGGAGCCGTATATATAGTAACCGTTGAAGGGCATGTATGCTATCTGCGAAAGCCGGATAGGAAAATAATAGCCTATGCCAGTACGGTATTGAAGGACAGCCCTTTCCAGTATGTGGAAGAAATATTTAACAACTGCCGTATAGGTGGTAGCGAACTGTTTGACACCGATGACGACTATTTCTTAGCGGCTATGCAGACGGTAAATGAGCTGGTGCAACTAAAGACCGCAGAGATAGTAAAGGCATAAGCGAAACACCCATAGACCCGGAGCGTGACCCTATTACTACATGCCGGGCTTGGATGTTTCGCAGCTAAGCGATACGGAGTACTGCTACCTGGTACCGGCACTGCTGAAGATACGGCAAGATGAGGCTAAGTCTTCGTAGATGTATGCAAAAATGCAGCGATAGCTTTAGGAAGCTTTTTGTTTTTGGTAGCATACATTGGCCACCGCAGCGATTAGGAATAGGATTGCTAGAAGAAAAACGAGCCAATAACCCAAGTTGATAAAAGCCGTCCAGCTAGTAAGCACCGCCGCTACGACAGATACAGGGATGCAGGCCTTTCGATAGTGCCACCACGCAAGCATAGCACTATAAGCCATGCCACTGATAGCACCTAAAAAAGCCCCTGCCAAAACGATGAATACTATTGCAGCCATATACTAAAGTTAATAAAAAAAACACTATACGTGAGCAACATTGTAGAATTTGCCATAAAGCTGAAAGACATGATGAGTGGCGGGCTTGTACAATTGACAAGCAATGCTACCAAAAGTATGGGTGGGGTATATAAAGCTATGGAGCATTCGGCAAGGGGTTCACGGCAGTTTAAAAACAGCGTAACCGAACTTGAGAGCCGGCTGAATAGCTTAAACAAAGTACGATTTTCAACTAAGATAGTATCACAATTTAACGAAGCAACACGAGAAGCCAAACGATTAGAACGACAAATAGACCGGCTTCGCAACGGCTTTGCCTCCGGTGTGGGGGGAAGGGTATCGGCATGGCGCCAAGAATTTGTGCAGGGACTGCCGGGAGGACAGCTACTGTCTAATCCATTGTTGCTTGCCGGCGCTACAATGGGGGGGGCTTGGAAGGCAACACAAGCAGCCATGCAGGCAGGTAAAGATAAAATGCAACTGCAAGTGATGGCCGGAGATGCCCAAGGCAAATCCCTCTATGACCAACTTACCAAATATGCTACAGATACCGTTTTCGGGACGGAGGTTTATGGGCACGCATCTAGCATGCTGGGAGCAGGGCTGAAAGCCGAAGAGGTAATGCCTATGATGAAGATGCTGGGAGATGTGAGTATGGGAGACAGTAATAAACTGGATGGGCTTAGCTACGCTATATCACAGGTAAAGGGAGCCGGGGTACTAAGAGGGCAGGAGAAGAT